AAATTGTAGATGTATCGGCGGTATCAACCAACACACTTACTATTGTTCGTGGTAGAGATGGTTCTACTGGTGTAGCCCACTCTGCTGGTGCTGCAGTACGACATATGGCAATTGGTAGAGATTACCGAGAAGCCAACCTACACATTGAAGCAGCCTCTGGAGTACACGGTGTAACTGGTTCCGTAGTGGGAACTACAGACACACAGACTCTTACTGGTAAGACAATTGATACTGCAAGTAACACAATTACTGGAGCAGTAACTCTTACTGGAACTCAAACATTAACTAACAAGACTTTAACTAGCCCAACCTTAACTACTCCAGCACTTGGAACTCCATCTGCTGCCGTGCTTACAAATGCAACTGGATTACCAGTGTCAACTGGTGTATCTGGATTAGGAACAGGTGTAGCAACATTCCTTGCTACCCCTTCTAGTGCTAACCTTGCTGCTGCTCTTACAGATGAGACTGGTTCAGGTGCTGTCGTACTTGGAACTAGCCCAACTATTGCTAGCCCTACCATTACTGGTACTGGTGCTATTGCAGGTACCTTTACAGGTAATCTAACAGGTAACGTAACTGGTAACGTAACAGGCAACGTATCTGGTTCTTCAGGTAGCACAACTGGTTCTGCTGCAACATTAACTACTGCCCGTGACTTCCAATTAGTTGGAGATGTAGAAGCATCAGCCATATCCTTTAATGGTTCTGGCAATGTAAGTTTAACTACCGTTATTGGTACTGGCGTAATTGTAAATGCTGACGTTAATGCATCTGCTGCTATTGCTAAGAGCAAGTTAAACCTTGGTGGAACTATTACCTCTGCTGACTTAGTAGATGGAACTATCGTAGCAACAGATATTGCCGATGGAACTATTACTGCAGCCAAGATGGTTACTGACCCATATGCCCGTGCTAACCATACTGGTACACAATTAGCAGCAACTGTCTCAGACTTTGATACACAGGTAAGAACATCTCGCTTAGACCAGATGGCTGCACCTACTGGCTCAGTATCTGTTAATAGCCAGAAGATTACTAATCTTGCTACTCCAACTGCTAACACAGATGCATCAACTAAACTTTACGTAGATACAAAGGTAGCCGACCTTGTTAACTCTGCACCATCTACACTTGATACTCTTGGTGAGATTGCAACAGCAATCCAAGCAGGTGGAACTGTCTATGATTCATTTGTATTAAAATCAGGTAGCACAATGACTGGCAACTTAACCCTTGCTGGTGCTCCTTCATCTAACCTACACGCTGCTACTAAGTTGTATGTAGATGATGTTGCTGGTTCTGCTACATCTGCTGCAGCCTCTGCTGCTGCCGCTGCTGCTTCATATGATTCTTTTGATGACAGATACCTAGGCGCTAAAGCATCTGCTCCATCTGTAGACAATGATGGCAATGCATTAATTGAAGGCGCTCTATATTGGAACTCAACATCTGACGCTATGTTTGCTTGGACAGGTTCTGCTTGGGGTTCAATCTCCTCAACTGCAGACATCTTCCGTTATCGCTACACAGCATCAGGTGGAGAAACATCTAAGTCAGGTGTAGACGATAATGGTGTAACACTTTCTTATCTTCCAGGTAAAGAACAGGTATATCTAAACGGTGTACTTCTTGTTAGAAGCACAGATTATGTAGCAACTAACGGAACAAGTATTGCTTCTCTTGCTGCTTTGGCTGCTAGTGATATTCTTGAAATTATTACCTTCACGGCCTTTGATTTAGCAACTTCAATTTCTAATACACTCTTTGATGCTAAGGGAGATATTTTAGTAGCAACTGCTGCTGATACCCCTGGCAAACTAACAGTAGGAACTAATGGTCAGGTACTAACTGCAGACTCAACTACTGCTACTGGTCTTGCTTATACTACTCCTATAAGTGCTTCTTCTACAACTACCTTTACTAATAAGACTGTAAGCCTTACTAGCAATACAGTTTCAGGCACACTTGCTGAGTTTAATACTGCACTATCTGGTGATGATTTTGTATCTCTTACTGGTACAGAAACCCTTACTAACAAGACTTTAACAAGTCCAACAATTAATACTGCAACTGTTGCTGGTGGAACTATTGCTGATGCTATTGTCAAAGGACTTAATGAAGATGTAAATGTTGTGGCCTCTGCTGCTACAGGTACAATTAACTTTGATGTATCTACTGCTTCAGTTTGGTACTACACATCAAATGCTACTGCTAACCACACATTAAACTTTAGATATTCAAGTGGAACTTCCTTGAATACTTTTATGGCAGTAGGAGATGCAATAACTTTAGTATGGTTAAATACTAATGGTTCAACAGCCTACTATCCAAATGCAATTACAATTGATGGCACATCAGTAACCCCAAAGGTTCCTGCTGCTATTACTTCTGGTAATGCTTCAGCAATTGATGCTTACTCATTTACTATAATTAAGACTGCATCTGCTACATTTACTGTATTGGAAACTCAAACTAAGTTCGCTTAAGGGGAAATAATGCCGTTAATTACAACATTGGCTGGTAGTGCTGCCAGAGGTTTTGGTGGCTTAATGGGTCCATCTGGCTTCCCAGTTGAATACCTTGTTATCGCTGGTGGTGGCGGTGGTGGTCAAACTGGTGGTGGCGGAGGTGGTGCTGGTGGATATCGTACAAGCACTACTTTTCTTGCTGGTTTAGGAGTTTCATACTCTGTAACTGTTGGCGCTGGAGGTTCTGCAGGTGGCCCAGGTAGTAATGGAAGTGATTCTATATTTTCTACTATAACCTCAACAGGTGGTGGTGGTGGTGGTAGCGAAAATACTACAATAAATGGTGGCAATGGTGGTTCAGGCGGTGGGTCTAATCGCGATAATGGTACCCGAGGTACTGGTACTAGTGGCCAAGGAAATAATGGCGGCACTGGTGGTATTTTTGGAAATGGTAGCCAAGGCGGCGGTGGTGGTGGAGCAGGCGTGGCTGGCGCTAGCGCTTCTGGGTCTACTAATGGTGGAACTGGTGGTGATGGTTTAGCATCTTCAATTACTGGAACATCTACATACCGTGCTGGCGGAGGTGGCGGTGGCACTTCTAGCAGTGGTGCTTTTACTAGTGGCGGTTTAGGCGGCGGTGGCCGAGGTGGATTTTCTAAACAAACTGGAGATACACCAACTGCTGGTAGTGCTAATACAGGTAGTGGTGGTGGTGGTGGTGGAATTGGAATGGCTCAGGGTAATGGTGGTTCAGGTATAGTAATTCTTAGATACTTAACTGCATCTGGCACAATTACAATTGGTGCTGGTTTAACTGGTTCTACTGCAACTGATGGTAGTTATAAAGTAACCAGCATTACTGCTGGCACTGGAAATGTGAGTTGGGCATAATGGCACATTACGCATTCTTAGATGAAAACAACATTGTTACTGAAGTTATAGTAGGTATTGATGAGACTGAAACTATCGAGGGATTAGACCCTGAAACTTGGTATGGTAATCTTAGAAACCAAGTATGTAAGAGAACGTCTTACAATGGAAATATTCGTAAGAATTATGCATCAGTTGGTTCTACCTATGATGCAGAAAAAGATGCGTTTATTCCGCCAATGCCTACTGGACCAGAAGGTCATACTTTTTGGTTTGACTTTAGCACTTATAGATGGGAAAGAGTTTAATGATTACAAAAGTATATTTTACTCATACAACTGATGATGGGTATATCTTTGATGCCCGTCCTATGCCAGAGCATCAATCAGACAGACACGGAGCACCAATTACTGGCACTCCCATAAGACTTTTTATTATTGATACAAATGAAGAAAGAAAATTTGCAACTATCCCCCACGAGTATGGTTTATTTTTATCAGATGAGGGCGAAAAAGGATATGTTGGATTCTATGATTACCAAGTAGAAGATGATGGAAACATTACTTCTCAGGCTATGTATGTTCATCCATTCCATCGTAGTAAAGGCATAGCAAGAAAAGTTCTTTTCTATATTGAGAGTATCTGTGAAGAAGGAACAATATCTAGAGACCATCTTGTCGTAAACCCTCACTTACATAAAATAGTAGATGAACTTATTGCTATGAATAAACATACAATACTTATGAGAAAAGGATAACCAATGTCTAAAGCAAGAGACCTAGCAAACGCAGGTACCGCACTAGGTGCTGTAACTGCAACCGAACTAGGATATGTAGATGGTGTTACCTCTGCTATCCAGACACAGATTGATGCAAAGGCACCATCATCAACCGCAGTAACCCTTACTGATACACAGACTCTTACTAATAAGACTTTGACTAACCCAGTAATTGCTTCGGTTGTTAACAATACTTTAACTACAACTACTGGCGATATGATTTATGCCTCTGCTGCTAATACTCCTGCTAGACTTCCTATTGGTTCAACAGACCAAGTATTAAAAGTAACTGGTGGAGTTCCCGTTTGGGCTACTCCTGCTAGTGGTACAATTACTTGGACCCAAAGAGCAGCAATGGGTGGTAATGTTAATTCAATTCAATATAATGGCAGCAATTTATATGTTGCTGTAGGTTCTGGTGGAAGAATATCAACATCACCCGATGGAATTACTTGGACTGCAAGAACATCTGGTACTGCAAATACTCTTGTTAAAGTTGCATATGGTAATGGATTATGGGTTGCTGTTGGGTATAACGGAACATTGACAACATCAACCGATGGAACTACTTGGACTGTCCGTACATCTAATATGAGCACAAACGATATTTATAATGTTCAGTATGCTAATTCAATTTGGGTAGCAGTGGGCGCTGGCGGTGGTGCAAGTAACACTGGTGGTATTATATATTCAACCGATGGAACTACTTGGACTAGAAAGTCTCAATCATTATCAGTTGGAAGTGCATATTATGGGCTGGCATATAATGGAACCAATTGGATTGTTGGCTGTTCGCAAAACACCAATAATCTTATTTATGCATCAACACCAAGTGGAACTTGGACAACTGTCCAAACTGGAAGTTCCTTGCCCAATCACGAATTATTTTATGATGGAACTAGGACATTAATGATAGACGAAAATGGCAATATTAGATTTAGCACATCAACAACAATTGCTTCATCTACTGTAATTACTGGTCTTGGTGTTAATTCCACAGCCGGGGAATCTCGCAATTTTTATTACAATGGAAAAATTTTTAGTATAGGAACATATTTTATGGGATTTTCAACCACACCATTAAGTGGAAATTATGCAAATATTACTAATCCCAGTTCACTAGCACCAATAACTTATAACGCCGTATCAGGAGCAAGCAGTAATAATAACGGCACTATTTTTGCAAGTGCGGCTGGATACATTGTTGGTTCTACTGGAAATAATGGTGGTCAAATCTTCACCTCGTTTTAATTAATTTTTAATTAATATGATTAAATATTTTAGAACATACAAACAAAAATACTTTAATTGCCGTAGAGGCAAACATATTTATTATGGAGTATCTAATAGTACTGCTTGTCTTACTTGTAATTGGAAAGATATTTAACAACTATTTAAAGGAGCACTGTGGCTGGTCGTGATATAACCGAAGGTCGTGCCAATCAAGCAATTGCTGTTGATGTTGGTATCGTATCTACATCTCAATACTGGCAGAATACATCTGACTCATACGATGTAGCAGTTGGTGGACAACCGTTCTTCTATGCCATAAATGATGCACGTCCATACATTAGACAGACTGCACCTTACAAGAAAGACCAGTTTGATAATGGTAAAGAGCCAGGTGAGCAATCACTTACTGGCTGGTGGTTACGTTCTCAGTCATCATTCCATTCAGGTTCAGGTATAAAGTTCTATGACCCATCTGCTGGTGAGACTGTTGACTATAGATTTACAGATAGCAAAGGTGTTAATGTTTGGACTAAGGGACAAGTAACCTTACTTAAAGATACCGCTACTACACACTATACAACTGGTGCAATGCAGACTAATGGTAAACCATTCCAGATTGCTCGCTCTATTAAGTACGGTGGAACTAATGGTGTCCTATTGTCGGATGAGTATGATGTAGATAAGATTGCAGAAGACGGAACAGTCACACACTTTATTGATTATGTATCAGGAACTGATTACGCAGTTAATGCTATATGTGATGACGGCACCTATGCCTACTGGATTACCAATGTTTTAAATACTGGAACTCCAAGATTACGTGTATATAAAAAATTATTAACTGGTGTTTCTGGTGCTGGTGATACGCTTATGATTAGCGACAACGGTATTACTGTAAACACTGCTACTATGGAATACGTTAAAGACCGCATTGTTATGGGTATTAATAATAAGATATATGAAATATCTTCATCTGCATCTAGCCTTCCAAGTCCTGTATATACACACAGTGATACTGATATTGTGTTCTCAAGCATTACTGCTTCTGGTCCAGCCATCTACATAGCAGGCTACAGTGGTACCCAGTCAAGCATATTTAAATTTACTCTTAATACCTCTGGTGTTATGCCAACTCTTACTACTGCTATTACTGCAGCAGAGATGCCAGTTGGAGAGATTATCCATAAGATTTATTACTACCTAGGTTATATGATGATAGGTACTAACAAAGGAATCCGTGCAGCAGTTGTCTCAGACCAAGACGGCTCCATTAACTATGGTCCACTTATTGTGGAAACCACTCAGCCTTGCTATGACTTTGCTGCACGAGACAGATTCGTCTGGTGTGCAACTGGTGTAGATGGAGCAGCAGGAGTTATCCGCATTGACCTTGGTAATGAGATAGAGACTTTACGCTTTGCTTATGCTAATGACTTATATGTAAGCGGTACATCTGGATATAGCACAACAACCTGTGCATTTGCTGGCACAACAGACCGATTAGTATTTGCTACCACAGCAGTTAATGCTGGTTCAGTAAGTAATAAAGCACTCACATCTGACGTAGCAACCTTAACCACATCTGCAGCACACGGCCTAGCCGTTGGTGATGAGGTATGGGTAGAGGGTGTTGACGCTACATTTAATGGCAAGTACACAGTTACTGGAATACCAACTACTACTACATTTACCTACGCTAAAGTTAATACTAACGTAGCATCTACTGCTGTATCACCTGTGGGTAAAGTCAATAAAGTAGGTAGCATTAACATTGAAGCAAGTGCAACACTAGCATCCACTGGCTATATCACTAGCGGTTATATTCGCTATGGAACCCTAGAGCCTAAGAACTTCAAGCGTTTACTTGCTCGTGGAGACTTTACTAAAGGTTCATTAGTCCTTGAGACTGTTGATAAAGATGGTGTTGAGTATGACCATATCACCTACGAAGCAGGAGTAACTGCAGTTGAAGTAGGTACATCTAACCCTGATACAGCGCAAGAGTATGTAGCCTATAAGTTTATTCTTAACCGTGATGCTACAACTACCAGTGCAGGTCCTATATTTAAGGGTTATCAAGCCAAGGCTACTATTGCTACACCTCGTCAGAGAGTTATGAGATTTCCTGTTTATTGTTTTGATATTGAAACAGATAGATACAATGTGGTATCTGGCTATGAAGGTAAAGCACTATCAAGATTACAACTGTTAGAAAACGTAGAAGAAGGTGGCGATGTTGTTACCTGGCAAGACCTTACTACAGGCGAAAGTCGTCAAGTAGTTATTGAGCAAATCTCATTTACGCGTATGACTCCACCAGACAAAAGGTTTGATGGTTTCGGAGGCGTAATTGAAATTACGATTAGGACCGTATGATGACACCAACTGATTGGGCTGGATTAGCCGTAGCATTAACCACACTTATTGGAGCACTTGCAGCAGGGGTAAGATGGATGGTTAAACATTATCTTGCTGAACTTAAACCCAATGGTGGCTCAAGCCTACGTGATAAAGTCAATCAGTTAGATGACAAAGTAGAGTTTTTAACAGAGTTAATAATACAATCACTAAAGAAGTAGGGACACGATGAGCGTAGTAGACATAGCCAAATCTCAGGTAGGATACAAAGAGGTTGGCAAGAATAATGACAGTATGTATGGCAAGTGGTATGGATTAAACAACAACCCTTGGTGTGCAATGTTTGTATCTTGGTGTTTTAACCAAGCAGGATTATCATCTAAGATAGCGGCTCAAACTGCTAAAGGATTTGCTTCCTGTCAAGCAGGACTTAAATGGTTTACAAGTAAAGGCAAGATAGTTCCAGTCGGCAAAGCGCAGGCTGGCGACATAGTTTTCTTTCAATTCGATGCTGATGCAGAGGCTGACCACGTTGGTATCTGTGCTAGTAACGATGGAAAGAAATACCTTACAGTCTATGAGGGTAATACCTCAGGGGATAATAAGGGCAGTCAATCAAACGGAGATGGTGTGTTTCTAAAGAAACGTGCTTACTCCCTAGTAATGGGCGTTGCTCGCCCTTAAGGATGGTTATGAATAATTTAATCGCTAAGTTAAAAGACCCAAAGACTAAGGCTGCTTTTAAGTCTTACCTTCGGGCAGTCCTAGCATCAGCAATAACAATGGGCCTAGCCCTTGCTGCTGACCTAGCACCTGAGCAAGCAATCTTAATTGGCGCATTGGCTGCACCTGCCGCTAAATGGGCTGATAAGACTGAAAAAGAATACGGTATTGGCTCTAAATAAATACCCCTAATCGGGCTTTAAACGCCCTTTAGAGACACTAATGACCCCCAACCTAGTAGAGATACTGGGAAGGGGGTCTTTTGTCATTTCTTCATAATCCAAACTTGGTATTCTTTAGTCAAAATATCGTAGGTTCCAGCATACTTATCAAGGAAACTATCTATTGCTGGTCTAGGTGTTAAGTATTCTGCTAAGTCTTGTCCCCACATATAGTCATCAAAAGCAAGGATACCACCAGGTTTAAGGATTTTCCAAGCACCCTCAGCGTCGTCAGTAACAGCCTTAGCGGTGTGGTCTCCATCTACATATATGAAATCATACATTTGATTAAGGTTAGATAGCACATACTCAGACTTAGATTGAATTGATAATAGGTTGTTATACTTCTCGGTTCGTTCTAGATAATAAGCGTGTACTTTATCAAACTGAATACTTTGATGTTTGGTTTCATCTGAGCCTTTCCAAGTATCTATATCTGTCAGAGTAGATGATGGATCAGTTAATATATTATCAAGTAACCATACCGAAGCATCACCTGTGTATGTTCCAATTTGGAGGAACTTTAGATTGGGTAATCCCTTAAACTCAGATAGGTTATTCTCGAAGTTGTACTTCTGACCTTCAAACCAATTAGGATAGGTAGTTGTACTGTTCATAGTTATACTCCTAGTATATATTATATAGACCCCTTCGGGGTCTTATATATAGTATTATATATCTAAGTATACACATAGGAATACCGATTGATGGTAGGCGCAAGATCCTGCCTACCTACAATGCCTATCCACTATGATATACTACTGCTATGACTATTGAATTGGGTGAATACACCTTACCAGAACATATATCTTACTCCGCATTTACTACCTTTATCGACTGTGGCTACCAGTATTACCTAGGTCGACTGCTACAATTACCTGAGGCACCATCTGTATGGTCAGTAGGTGGCTCATCATTTCATACCGCTACCGAGATGTGGGATTTGGAGAACCTATGATTAGTATTGTTAATGAAGAGGGTGGCATCACTACTATAAAGTGGGAAACCTATAATCAAATTATGCGTGAACGTTATGAAGATGGATTGAAAGAAACTTGGAACGTTGCTATTGGTTCTATCAATTCACTCATTGATAAGACTGTAGATGAAACCGAACTCATTGGATTACAACACGCTAAACTAGCCCTTAGGGAGGCAATAAGTGCTCACCGCTCAAAGTCTCTGGGATAAGGCTTGGATTAAAGAATCACAAGATGTTGACTTAACCTTTGCACGTGTAGGTGGTAGAACATCTAAAGCATTTCCTAATAGAGAGAACGTAGATTTCTGGCAACAGACAGGACCTGAGTGGGTTCAGTCTTATATTGATTGGCGTAAGGCTAATCATAACTGGAAGATTTGGTTCACTCCCGAAGGCGCACCCGCCATAGAGTTGGGGTTGACTCCTATTTTTGCTGGCGTGCCAGTGAAGATGGTTCTCGATAGAGTGTTTGAAGTCGATGGTGAGTTGGTCGTGGTTGACCTCAAGACTTCGCAACAGACCCCAACTTCTACCTTACAACTTGGCTTCTATAAACTAGGACTTAAGCAAGTCTTAGGTATAGATGTAAAGTATGGTGCATACTGGATGGCTAGACAAGAAGGTACTTCTGCTATGGTTGATCTAAGTAATTACACTGAGGAGAAACTTGAGTATTTAGTTAGCAACTTTGATAAAGCACGCAAGGCTGGTATATTTATTCCTAATACAAACAACTGCAATCGTTGTGGACTTACAGAACACTGTCAGTTCACTTCGAAGAAATGAGAGAAACAATGGCAAATGAAGACTGGAAACTACAAGTTTCCTACAAGACACCATCAGGTGATATGATAAACGTACGCGCTAATACTGCTGATGAACTATCAGTATTGTTAGAAGGCGTAGGAGATTACTCTCCACAAATTGCTGCTACTCAGCAAAAGATCGTAGGTTCATACGCTCTAAACCCGTCCTCGACATCGAGTTCCACTACAAGCACAAGGCCCTCGAGTTACTCCGCTCCAACCCCAGTCTCAGCAGCGTCAGGTACAGCGTCACCCGTATGCAAACACGGAGCCCGTATATGGCGAGAGGGAATCAGTAAAGCAAGCGGTAAACCATATGCATTCTGGTCTTGTCCTTCACCACAAGGAACACCTGACCAATGCAAACCAGTAAACTAAAAGACTGGCACAAATCTTTTTTCGGAACTAGAAAGGAACTAGGATGCGTACACTTGTCAGATCAGTTGGTCGTGCCAGTATTGGTGGGGAACCATTACCATCTTGCTTTAAGGCATTCGAATCAAACAAGATCATCATACGTCGGTCTGAAGTTTCTATGTTCGCAGCAGCACCAGGAGTGGGAAAGTCTACACTAGCACTAGCGTTAGCGTTGAAGATGAAAGTGCCAACACTTTATATCTCAGCCGATACTAATGCACACACTATGGCTATGCGATTAGCGTCTATGATTTCGGGAAAAAACCAAACAGATGTAGAGGGGATGCTACATACTGATGTTGGTTGGACTAAGGCTACTCTATCTAAGAGTAGCCATATAGTCTGGTCATTTGAATCAGCACCAACACTACAAGATATTGATGAGGAAGTTCAAGCCTTTGAAGAACTATGGGGTTGTTCACCTACACTTATCATAGTAGATAACTTAATGGATGTAGCCACAGATGGTGGCGAAGAGTTCGCTTCAATGCGTGCTATTATGAAGGAGTTAAAGTATCTTGCTCGTGCTACTAATTCGGCTGTTGTCGTTCTTCATCACACTAGTGAGGCTGTGCTTGGGTCACCGTGTCAGCCACGCTCTGCTATCCAAGGTAAAGTGGCACAACTTCCAGCGCTTATATGTACACTTGGTGTTGTCGGAACTTCAATGGGTGTTGCTCCAGTCAAGAATAGATATGGCAGAGCAGACGCAGGTGGAGGACTAATGACTTGGATTGCATTTAATCCTGAGTATATGTTTGTCGATGATATTCCAGAGAACCACTAATGCAAAAAGATATTAATAATTATACTATAACTACAAGTAAGAATTCTCTGGACTGTTGGGGAATTGGAATGGAGTACTATGCACTATTTGAATTTACTAATGATAATGTTCCACGAGTTGACGCTAGGGTTATTAGGTTTGATCTCATATTTTTCTCTGTTAACATAACTAAATATCCTAAGGTGGCGTGGCGTGAGTAAGAAACTAAGGATTAGGAATCCATTTTATTTTGTTGACAACACAACTGATTGGACATCTATTAATTGTTTTCATTGTGGTAGAAATTTTGTAATGTATATACCACATATTCGGACATCAAATTACTGTACGGAATGCGAATGAGTTCATATGGCAAGCGTAAAGGCGCTACCTTTGAGACTAGTGTAGTTAAGTGGCTACGCTCCAAGGATATACTAGCCGAGAGATTAACCAAGGCTGGTGCTAAAGATGAGGGTGATGTCGTTGCTTTCTTAGATGGAGCAGCAAATATATTAGAGTTAAAGGCAACAAAGAAGTTAGACTTACCACAGTTCTGGCGTGAGGCTGAGGTTGAGGCAGAGAATTATGCTAAGGCTAGAGGATTAAAAGAAGTACCATATAAGTTCGTAATAGTTAAACGTAGACAGGCAGGCATAGACAAGGCTTGGGTGGTGGAAGATTTTGAACAATGGACTAAGAGGGCAGGCAAATGACTTACCAAGTATCAGAGAAATACTTATACACTACGGAGCACAAGTCCGACAAGGACACGGGCAGGTTAATCTCAAATGCCCTTTCCACTCCGACACTCACCAATCAGGGAGTGCTAATCTCGACGATAACATATACATATGCTTCGCCTGCGGAGTCCAAGGTAATAGTTTACAAATTGTCGCACAGCAAGAAAGGGTAAATATACGTGAAGCAAAGTCAATCGCAGAAAGAATTACTGGGACAGGCAGTTCAGAAGTACGCGGCAAACATTTATCAGGCAGAAGATTACCTGCGAAGCAGGGGTATAACAATGGAAGCAGCACGTCTGGCGCGATTCGGCGTAGTCGTGGAACCTGAGATAGGACACGAGTCATTTACTGGCAGACTATCTATCCCCTATATTACAAAGAGTGGCGTAGTTGATTTAAGATTTAGATCTCTTAACCCAGCAGTTGAACCTAAGTATATGGGTATGACTGGGGCTGAGACCAAGATGTATAATGTATTAGATATAGAACGAGCAGGCGATTTTATAGGAGTGTGTGAAGGTGAATTGGATACAGTTACTTTGTCTAGTTGCGTTGGTATTCCTTGCGTCGGCGTACCTGGTGCTAACAGTTGGAAGAAACATTATACAAGATTACTCGCAGACTTTGAAAGAGTATATGTATTTGCAGATGGAGATCAACCAGGCAAAGAGTTTGCCAATAGTCTCGCAAGGGAGTTGCCCGTCACAGTCGTGCAATTGCCAGACGGAGAAGATGTGAACAGTGCATATGTAAAGTATGGTTCTGATTACATTAGAGAGAGGGCTGGATTAAATGGATAGAAGTATACCGCCTTGCCCTGAATGCGGTGAGCGATTTGCTAACGTGTTTGAAGCAACAGATCATTTGCTAGAAGATGATGATGAGTTCGATCCTGCATTAGTACTACCTAATGGGGCTAGGTTAATGATAGGTTCATTGCTTAGGTGCCTGTATAAATATGCAGACAAGCCAGATCAGATAAAGACTATAACCCAGTCTACATATATGACATTGTTTACGGCAGAGACACAGCCCGAAGCAATCAAAGATATAGTAGAGGAAATGATAATCGAATCGCAGATGATGGAAATAGATAATGAACTCAAGCAATTACTGGAAGAGGGGAAGTGAAGAATGGCAGATTATAATCCACTTGGAGGAACAAGGTTTCCATATAAGTCAAGTACAGAAGATGGATGGGAGACTCGTAGTTACCCTGACAGTACCTCTTTTGAGTCAGCAGTTGGAGCAACATACCAAGAACTATTAGATCTATTGTTAACTAAACATAAGGATTACGGCCCAAAAAATATTGCTGATGCACCTGGTGGTGCCATCAATGGACTGCGTGTGCGTATGCACGATAAGTTAGCACGGATAAATAATCTGTATGAATATATGGAAGACACTAAGGGGTTTCAACCCCAGCACGAATCCATTGAAGATTCCTTCAAGGATATGGCAAACTATGCAATCATAGGGTTGCTAGTACTTAGAGGAAAGTGGGACAAATGAAGGTTATAGTCTGCGTATCTGACTTGCAGGTACCGTACCACGATAGGAAGGCAGTCTCAGCGCTGTCTAATTTCATAAAGAAATATAAACCTGATGAGGTGGTATCTGTTGGGGATGAGATGGATATGCAGACTATCTCAAAGTGGAGTAAGGGTACCGATCTTGAACACGAGAAGTCTATTGCTAGAGATAGAGATGAGACTCATCGTGTGCTTGAATCATTAAAGATTAAGCATATGATTAGAAGTAATCATACTGATAGATTATTTAATACAATTAGAATGAGAGCGCCAGGACTTGCTGGCTTACCTGAGTTAGAGTTAAAGAACTTCTTAAGACTTGATGACTTAGGTATTACATACCACGAAAAGCCATATGAATTAGCACCTAACTGGTTGCTATTGCACGGCGACGAGGGTAATGTGCAACCTACTGCTGGTGCTACCGCACTTGGACTAGCCAAACGTGCTGGTATGTCTGTTGTGTGTGGTCATACGCACCGTGCTGGCTTGACACATTACACTCAGTCATACTTTGGTGGCACACCTAAGACTGTATGGGGACTAGAGACTGGTTGCTTAATGGACTTTAAGTTTGCTAAGTATATCAAGGGTGGATTGTTTACGTGGCACAAGGGTTTCGGTGTCTTATATGTTGATGGGAATAAGGTTACACCACAGTTGGTTCCAGTTAATATGGATGGTTCATTCGTATTTGATGGGAAGGTGTGGAAGTAATTGGACTGGGATAGTATTGAGAAGTGGGACTACATTGTAACAGCGGTTGCTTCTGAGTACCATAGAAAGTTTCCTATGGTGGAGTTAGAGGACATAAGGCAATCGCTGTATCAATGGTTTACCGAGCACCCAAACAAACTTAAAGACTGGGAAGCAATAGGTGAGAAGGACGCTAAGAATTTAATCTATCGTTCTCTTCGCAATGATGCATTAGATTATTGCCAACGATGGAAAGCAAAGTCTGTTGGCTATGATGTTACTGATATTCATTACTATGAATCTGAAATAGTTGAAGCATTGCTACCACCTGTGTTACGTGGTGAATATGGTGTTACACATAAATTAAATCTTGGTAGACCTGGCAGGCCGTCTGCTCCCGCCGAAGGTGGCAACCTAACTATAATGATGTTAGAAGTTGACTCAGGTTATTGGAAGTTAAACAAAGATGATAGAAGAATTATCTTCCTACGCTTTGCTGAACATCTAGACTTCGGCGAGATAGCAAACTATTTGGAACTTGGTACTGATAGTGCTGCACGAATGAGACTTAAGCGTGCCATTAGTAGACTTATCAATAAGATAGGTGGGTACAAACCTTACAATGATATCGATACTGTTAGTTCTGAAGATCAAGAACCTGAAGAATAGTATCCGTCATCAGGGTCGAACTCAATTTCCCCATCAGACCATAGATCACTATCGTTCATAGCAAAATCTTCTATCTCTTCGTCGTCATAGAACTCAGGAAATAATTTCTTACCCTTGGAAATGGGCAGGAAACCTACGGTTTTAACTACTTTTTCGATGTCTTCGAACTCGGTAGTCTTAGGTAGATTATCTTTATCTTCCCAAATAACTTTGATAGTATCAAGGTTGAACTCCCATACACCATCAGGTGTTGAGCAAATATATACTGGTGTCTTGCCAGTTATGTTTGCTTGCTCTATTACTTTATCATACTTATATTTTTCTATAAGCAGATCATCATAGTGTGTATGTCTACACTTAAGTTCTATATATAAATCTTCACGCTCTGATACGCAATCAAAGTTAGAATACTCATCGCTAACCATAGTTAGATCAGGATAGTATTCATCTTTAAGCATACTAAAGAGTTGTTCCTCGTTCATTATCCTCCTGTTGAATAGAACCCTGTCCCTTTGAAATGAACTGGGTTGGCTTGGTATTCTCTTGTCATTTCTCTCTTACATTGCGGACACTCAACCAAGTCATCTCGTTCATCAACGCTACGACTTAGTTCTGTTAGTGTCTTATCGTCAAGACATCTGTATGAATAGGTTGGCATTATAGTTCCTCGCTGTCTTCGGGTGTTGGTGCTGTTGCAAGAGTGCCACATAAAGCACACTCCATATCTAAGAAGTACATATCTATATCACCAGTCTCATCATCGAACACAGTCTTTAAGTTCCATATATTACAACCACAAGGACAGACAGTAGTGGCTCTACCTCTGATATCCATAGCGGATTTGTAATCAGGTTTAAGTTCTGTTATATGTTTGCGATCTTTGATTAGTAGTATCCCTTCTTAGTAAAGAACTTCCACGCCTCGCAAGGTGTGTGATATCTGTTGTATATATAAGATAACCCACGATCTATTTGCTTTGGTGCTGGTGTTCTAGGGTCGAGCCCTAATAATTGTGGAATACCTCCAGCATTTTTGCCCATAACTTTTACTTTGTTGTAAGCATTGGGTCTCCAATTACTTTCTTTAGTCCACAATTTATTAAGGCACGACCATTGTTTATATTCCCACTCATATAACTTATCCTGAGCGTATGCTTTGCTATCCATTACTGTCCAACCTTCCTCAACAACTTCTCCTGTTGGATTAGGTTGGCTAGTAGGCGTAGCAAATCTTATACCTAGCATAAGCAGTAAGCCTATGATAAGTATGAATACAAATATTTTTCTCATATAAATAATCCAATCAATAACAATAGAAAGAATACAAACTTATAGTCACTATCCTGTAGTCCACCAAACATTAGAACCAATAAAGACAGTAATACAAATTTAATATACCTATGTATATTATATCTCCTCTGCTTCTACATCAGTTCCGAGTGGCATATCAAAGTCATATACTTCCCACTCCTTAAATGGTGCTTCTATTGCTTGGTTAATTGCCGCCTCGATATCATACTCTGATATATAATATACCAGTGTAGCACGAACCGCATTAACTTTAACTCTATACTGTTTCGCTTCCACTTATTCCCCTCTCTTTCATAGCACGCCGAACCTTGCGAGCAAACCTTAACTTCTGTTTGTTAGCAGAGTTCTTCATTGACCTACCTGCCGTAAGCAATCGTTCTCCTGCCATAGTGCCACCATATATACCGAAGTATAACTGATGCCCACGCTTGCCTATCTCTAGGCAGTTATCTTTAGCAGGACAACCCTTACATACTGATAGAGCAACGATAGCCTTATCTACTTCTGCTTGTACTGCCGTTGAATTTGTATTGACGCTACTGTTAGGGTCACTTAAATCAACCTCGCCTGCGAACCATAAGTCAGGGTCGTCGTGCTTAACACATAGACCATTACTTATATCTAAATCTTTATCGTTAGATAAATATAAATCTATCATACCTTTAGCCATCAGTTGTGTATCCCATACTCAAAGCATATACGACTGACTGCTGAACTTAACTCTGTTGTCATCTGTTTAATCTCCTCATCTGATAGGTGTTCTGTATCTTGCTTCCTAATATATGAAGTCCAAGTATAATTCTCTAGCATAGTGTCCTCTCTATGTTGATGTAGGTGGGGCAATAACCCCACCCACAATTAACTAGTTTATTATGGGCGGAATACTACTGAAGTATAACCTTCTAGGCGTGAGTGTTTGGCGATTAAGCCCTTCTCACCAGTCAAGTGTTGATACTTGCCGTTACCTAGTGATACCCACATAGACTTAGGTTTGAACCTAGACTGTGTTGGTAGTGCTTTTAGGATAGTGCCTTTAGGTTCATACCCATTGACGCTATCTACATCAAACTGAACTGTAGCAAGTTCATCTGCTAAGTCAGCAAGTGTTAGTGATATGCTAGCCAAGTAGTCCTCTACTTGTATAGTCGTGGTTGTCATTGTATTACCTTTCATTGTTATCCGCTTGGCAATTTACCAAGTGGTATCTGTTGGTATCGATAGTGATTATATCACTACCAATTCTAGAAGTCAAGTGGCTCTTTACTATACCACTTGTTGTCAATAAATCCATACTCATCTCTTATCATACCCTTAGCATTAGGGTTGTAGCATAGGCAGTCTAGGAACTGTGCGCTACAATCAAAGCAACACTCACACATCAAGCAGTAGAGTTCGCTATCCCATAAATCTATTAACGCATTACAATTAGGACACTCAAACTTGTTTTCCTCATACGCAGTAGGTTCGAAGTGCTTGTCTGCTACTACTATATCATACACACTATCCTTGTGGTTATAGGTTGGGGCAGGTTTGTGAGAGTTATTACTCCACCATACGCCATTGTCGTCCCAACTACCAGCACTCTCGTTGATAATATACATCTTGTATTGTGCGCTAGGGTCATTGGTCATAACTGCTACCTTGCTACCACTAGCCCACGAACTTATCATATCATACACATAGTCATCATCTAGCGCAGACGCACCGCCTAATCGTGGCAGTAATTCATCTGCTAAGATACGCGTATCGCTACGCTTATCACCTTTAGGTATTAAAATATCTAACACTCCATTGTGCGCCAAGTAAGTATCATACTCCTCTCCTGCTACCTTAAATGGGTGGCAGTTAAGTTCGTTCTTAACTCCGTGAGTAGCATACCTAGCGTGCCACATAGCATAGCCATTAGGATACTGCTCTCTAAGTTCTAAGAACCTAGCGATAGACTTCTTAGCAGACATACTGCGCTCAGATATAATACCCTCGCCAGTATCTATCGCAAAGCCAAAGCCGTGTGGGTTCTTACACGCACCCTGCTTTAGTTCATCTTTAGTCGGTGTGGAATTAGGATTACACACTACCAATAAACACATACTTACCCCCTCTCCTAAGCGTTGATTAACTCAGGTCTATTTATATCTACCTTACTTAACTTAGGTAGTCTATCGTAGGCGTTAGGATATAATCCATTATTAACTTGGATATAATCAGCAAACCACTCCCACTCTAGCATACCTAACTTAACATCAGATAGGGTTAGGTCGCGGGTATATTCTACCATAGCGTGTGCTAACTCTATCGTTGCCAATACTCCTTTAGGTTGTGTCGTTCCCCTAAAGAACCGCAACTCTATCGTATGCTCGTTAATAGTATTGACCGCACTCATACGCTCAGTCCTACTAACTCCATATCTATCTCTACTAACCTTATCAGAGAAGGACATATAAGGTATATTGTCCTCATTAAACTTCCAGCAGTCAGTAAAGGAAGCATACTTATCGCAGTCCCTACCAGCAAACCGCTTCATATGTTTAGCGTTCTTATACACTAACGATAAGAACCTATGCGTGTGTGCGCCACTCTTAAACCCTGCTCTACTTATATGGATATGAATACCGCAGTTAGACTTAGCATTCCACGCCCTAGCCCTATGCCTAGTTCTTAATCCGTCTAAGGTATCCCATAGTCTTTGACTATGCTCACTCCAGTAGTTAAAGGAAGCGGGGTGAGATACTAACTCAAAGCCCTCGACTACTTGCTTATTATCCACAATACCTATACTGCTATCTTGCTTTAAGTAAATCCAATCTCTCTCTAAGTTATTGGCTACATAATCTACTGCCCTATTTAACTCTTGCCTATCGTTGCTTATCTCCATCTCTAACTCTAACCCGAAGTATAATCCATTTATATTATCTCCGTAGAATATAGGGTCAGGCTTGTAAGAATAATTATTTATTCTAGCACCACCCTCGCAACCCTCGCACTCATTTTGGTTATACTGCTCACAATTACCGCACCAATTAGCATTATTTTGGCAACAGTCCTCGCACCAATAGACACCAATATCTGCGACTTCATAACTAGAGTGATTATCTGAGTAAGTATTCTCGCAACACTCACACCAGTAAGTCCAGTTATCTGCGCATACTTCGCAATACATACCGATACCCTCAATATGCCTTGCGTTATCAGAATAATCATACTCCTCGCAACGCTCACAATAAATCCGACAGTCCTCGCACAATAGTTCTCCTGCTCTATTGGCTACCATATCGTCAGACTTATAGTGTCCATTACAAGCGTGGCACTCTTGCCACTCTATACCAGTAGTCATATCAACTCCTTACTTTACCCGATACTTCTATGATTATATCACTTATCTTATTCTTTAGCAAGTCAGCAGATAAAGCCATACCCTTAAAGTCGCCTCTATCATACCAATTCGCTTGGGTTCTAAGAGATGTTCTAATAAGTTCTAGTTCATCTCTAGTTAATTCTATCACTATGTTATCCACGATTACTTACGCTCTCGGAATAACTTGATACTTCTTAGGGTGATAGCGATTACCGCCATTAGAATTAAAGTTCTATGGGGTAGCCATATCTCACCGAAGTAAGTGCTTAGGTAGGTAGCCACGCTATCCACGCTAAACTCTTGGATTATCTCCATTAGTTCTCATCTCTCCTAACCATTAGTGATTAGGCTACCCTCTAAGGATACCATACCCTTAAAGGATAGTCAAACCACTACTTAAAATCTTTAAGTATATCTGCCACCATATCTAACTCATCATCAGATAGGTGGTCAATACCTACTGCTTTACTTAGCCCTAATATATCAGCCATTAGTTCTCCTTACAATTTTCTAGCATATAGTTATTTACTATCTGCCACTCTTGCTCATTGGTAGGGGCTATCTTAGAGAGTTTTAATTCTCTAATGCTAAACCTTACCATATCCCTAACTAGGGGCATAATCTATACTCCCTTAATTATACCTAAGTATAGCATACTTAGGGCTATAAGTCAAACTCTGACTTATGGCGTGTCCTAGTAGGGTATCGAACCCTAAGCATACCGAACCTATCGGCTAGGACTATCTTACAATTATAGGTAGTTTTCAGCAGGTTTAGCGTGTTGCTTTAAGAACTCAGCACGCCTAGCCTCTAATGCTAACTCACGCTCTAATTGTAAATCGTGAGTCTTGATAATCTGAGCCACCATACTAGGGGATAATCTAGGGGCGCGCTTACGCTTTACCCCTACTCTCACCGCTTTACCGCTAGCCGTGTCGGATAATCTCCAACTAGGTGAGCCTAAGCCGTGTTTAAGTATTCCCCTATTAGGTGATTTAGATAATTGGGTAATCATCTTATCTCCTAATCTGATTAAGTAGATAGTGGGTAGTCTAGTTAGTATCCCGCCAGCGCACCCGCCAGCATAACTAGGGGCGTATCTCTCTAGGCTACCTACTACCTACTTAATCCTATATTTAGTTATTAGGTAGATTATAGCACACTATCCTAAGAATAGCAACTATTATCTAACCTAGCGTGTCGCTGAGTTATGAACTCAGATTACCCCCTACTAGGGGCGACACTCTCCAACACTATCTTAATATCTGACTAGGCTTACCACCAATTAGGCGGGTCTGCTTAGTGGCAGGTATCCAGTCCTTACGGGCTAATCCTAGTTTATCGCTAAACGCTAGAACTCTCTCTAAGCGGTCTAATCGCTTTAAGTCTAGTTCTGCCCTTAGTTCTATCTCTAGGGCTTTACTCATATTCACCCCCTTATTTAGTTATGAAGCAAACCCTAGTAGATAACTCTCTAATAGTCAAACACCCTTCAGCGTGTCGGTGGTGTGAATTGTATCACACTCTAATAGCCCCTAACTCTAAAGTATAGGGTGAGAGTTCTGCCTATGCTTATATCATACTCACCCCCATAAGTCAAGCGTAAAGGTCAGGTAGATAGTCAGGTCAGGGATTTAGATTTTAATAGTTAAATATATCCTCTCAGGTAATACTCAGGTATCTATCTCTAGTATAGGGTTAGAATAGTATATGGATAAGTAGGTAAATAGATTTATCGACAAATGTTTGACCCAGACTTCTTTAATTTTCGCTTGACTTATGGGGGTGAGTATGATATAAGCATAGGCAGAACTCTCACCCTATACTTTAGAGTTAGGGG